CGGACGCTACGCCGATGCCATCCCCTGTCACACCAGAACCCGCGTGCACTCCTCCTCTTCCCGACGGGCCCACCGACGTTAAAGTCGAGGCTAAGCTGACGCCCGCCGTGAAGAAGAAGAAGGTGACGCCGCCTGCCGCGCCCCCACCATCTGTCGTCCTGCCGTCAACCGATGGGCCCACCGGGGTAGTCCCCGAGGCTCAGCTGAAACCCATCGGTAAGAGCAAGAGCGACGCCACGCCGACTGAGGAAGACTTGTCCCGTGCGTGGGACTCGTTCTTGGCCGAGGTCACCATCCATTTGTACAAGTCAGCCCTCGGGACGACTAGGTACAGTATGGCGCGTAGCCGCATCGCTACGTGGATGGCGCAGGCTAAGATCCCCAAGACCCACGTCAACGCTATCGAAGCGGCCAAGATCGTGGATCGCGAGGTCGCTGCGTGCAAGGCTCTCATGGTTAGTGAGGAGGCCTACTCGCTTGCCTATGGGCAGGCCAGGAACACGACGGAGCTTGAGCGCGACACCGAGGAGGGTACGGCGAAGAACCTTTTCATCTTCAACCCCGTTCGTGTGTGGCATGGATCGTGCCGTACCGTGCGTAAGACCGTGGAAGCCATAATTGACATGCCCTGGACCACCGGTTCCAAGCCAGCAATCAACACTTATGCGTCTCCTTTCCCGTTCCTCAAGACCACGTGCTGTGAACCAGCGCTGATCAAGTGGCTCGGTGACCACGGGAAAACCATGGACGACTTGTTCGCCAGTAGGCTTGATGATGCCCTGCCCCAGGGCATGACCTTCTCAGCCCAGCGGGCCGACTATCAGTGCCAGGAGCCGCAGAGGATTCCCGTCGGGTTCACCACCCAGTCAACAGGCATGTGGATCCCGTCGACCCACTGTTGGCACAATGAGGCGTTGGCCATCTTGTCCCGGCAGCAGGTTGGCGTCAACCCCGTCTCGACGCCGCAGTCGCGCAAGGGTGTGTACGACCTCGGCGTTGACATTGCCATTGCCCTGTGGCCCAATCTCTCGTTCCACGCTCCCCCCCAGGCTGTGATGGATGCGGAATACCTCGAGGGGAAGACACGAGGCCAAATACAGACGTTCGAGCGTGGCCGCGCGGCCATGCGGGCCGGCGGCACGGTAAAATATGAGTGCTCAGCTTTCGTCAAGGCGGAAATTTCGGGTGAAAAAGACCCCCTCAAGCAACACCCTCGCAACATCTGTGGTAACCATCCCGACGGCACTTACATCTCGGAGGTGGGGCCTGAGTATGGGTCCATGCAGCACCATGCTGTCCGGGAGTTGTTCAGGGGTACCGATGTTTTGGCCGAGAGGTTCTTCGTCTACACGAGCGGGCTCAGCGGCGAGCAGGTCGGCGCACTCGTGAGCCACATGGAGCATTTGTGTTTCTGGCCCGTCGAGGTCGACCTCAAGCGCTGCGATGGC